TTTATTGACCAATTCTTTATAGATTTTAATCCCGGTTAACGTGATCATTAACACGGTCAGTAATAGCTTAAGTAATAAATCAATATCTAGGGAAGTGATTCCTAGAACCAACAAATTTGCTGGAATTAATTTTTCTTCATACATCACGTGTGCTAAACAATTCAGGTAATTTTTCATGGGTTGGGCGTTGAGTTAGGCAGATTGTCGTTATATCTCCAGAATTCCTTAGATCCATAAGGATATCCCTTCATATAAATCTGCGAATACCATGGCGTCCGTTTATCAGGAGCAATAGTTCTATCGTCGTTATAGTTTGGATTAGTGTATTCAGGCAGCTGACCCAGTTTAGAAAATTGGGTACAATAGTCTCTCATTCGTACCAACCAGTATTCGCCCATGTCTTCGTACCTGCCCACCATATATTTAATGGTGTTAAGATCTAAAGGTTGGGAGTTTTCATTGGAAAATTGGAGTGCGCCCTTAGTGGTAATTTTATAACTAACTGTTAAAAGCACTTCAGCAGTGGCAAATTGGATTATGCTCTGCTGAATCTGTTCGTCCAGCAAATTCTTGTACACAGAATTACCAGAAGCACCAATTGTATTGGTCATAATTAGATTTTCGATCTTGTCGTAAAGATCTGAACCTAAAACTCCCAGACATTTGGTTCTTTGTACTTTCAGAATGGCATTTCTGAGGTACATTGTGTCCACATTCTCCAGAATATCTGAATTTTGTTTTAGTTTAGCCTCACTAATGAAAAGTACCTGGTTCATGCGGGTTGATTATTTTCGGCTTCTATTTTGCTTTCGTCAATGGTCTCTGTAATCGAGTCTTGTTCTCCGATTGGACCATAACCAATTAAGGATCTCATCTCGTCTTGGGTCAGGATTTCCTTCATAATTGACTCCGAGAAAGCGTAATTAACTGGTGGGAGATTTTCGAACTCTGGGGTAAAAGACAGTTTCAGAATTTTCTGCAGCATTTCAGAAAACATTTCCTGGGTAGGCTTAATCTCTGTGGTCATCATCAGTTCATAAGCTTCGATCAATTCTGTTCTGCCTCCCAAAGATCCCGGTGTTGCCACCCCAAATAGGATCGGATTTGTTGCCTGGTGCCCGACTAAAATCTGATCTCGGACTATCTGCATAAAATCGTTATACTTGGTGTCAGAATTGTTAGAATCGATTGGGGCCAGTTGCACTCCATTTTCACCATTGGAAAAGATCAGGAAGACTTCACCAGAATTAGTTGATCCAGAATATTGACTCTTAAGTTGGGAATAGATGTAATCCCTTTCTTCTTGGGTTTCAGGCATATCATTAATAATAATAGACATGCTCGGACTAAATCCATTACGGACTGAATTAAGTTTCCAATTGCTTAATTCGTAATCAAGGGCCACATAATTAATAGCACCCCAATAAGTAGGTTTAGAAAAATACTCAAAGCCAGAAGAGTAAGGATGATACACAAAAATTTGGGATCCTTCGGGTTTTCTGGGATCGTAAGCATCTAATTCTACAATTTTGTTTTCAGCTTTTCGGGTGTTGTTCCAGTCATTAGAATAATACCAACACTCTATTCTGCCAAATTCGTTTTTTCTGCCGGGTCTTAACTTAGACATATCCACATGTTCGGCATGTGCAATCCCTTGTCCATCATTAGACCAAACCACATTCATCGCCCACATATTGTACAACCAGTAATCATCGATTAGGGCTTTTAAAGTGGGCTGTTGACCTAAGTGGAATTGTTCTATATTTTGTCCCTCTTTTAATCCCATCCCATACGTATACAAATTCTTTCTTTGCAGAACAGCATTATGGACTGCTGAATTATCCCGGAGGTCAATTAAGAATTCAGGCATTTTGTTGTCCGAACCCCATGAGATGTACTTTTTCCCTACAACCTGAAACTCTACCCACTCGGGGATATTCATTTCAATTTTACTAAAACTGTAGACAGTTTTTTTCTTTTCTTCACTCATTGTATACGTAATATGTTGGTGACTCGTCGTATGTATAGATTGGATTATATATTGCTCCATCTACACGGGCTTTTCCCGTCCAGACCACATACTGAAGAGCCTGATCAAAAACTGCCTCTGCGTCCACAATAAATTCTGCATTTAATTCAAAGGGATCGCAATCAAAGTAAGTTTGGATACTAACAGTTTCCGGGGAATTAACCACACAGTCTGCGGTAGATCCCGGAGCTTCTATTAGTTCTGCTTTATATCCCCCTTGGTCTAAAGAACTGGGATTAATAGTAAATGTATAGTAGTCATTAGAAACAGATGTGTTAAGCAAAATAAACTCTTCAACACTAAAATCGTCCAGTTTGGTTAATTTCAGAATTAGATCTGTATCTTGGGCATTAAATAGCAATTTATCCCTCAAAACTAGACTAAAGGTCCCTGAGTTCTGGGTGTTATTAAAGACTATCATACATCTAAATATGTTTTGTGACTAAATTTCTGTAAAAAAAAAGAACCCACCATCCGAAGACAGTGGGCTCTTTTCTGCATATATTAGGCAACTGTCGAATTCAGCAGGCTGGTCCAGCCTGAAGAAGCTACGAAAGTTGAATCTAAGGTCAAAGGAGGTTCTGCAGCGGTTGCTCTAAATTCTAAACTCGCGCCGTTGCGATCACCGCTACTTACGCCACTGCCACCCTCGCCTCCATTGATGTCTAAACCGCCAGACTCGCCCAAATAGACGTAAACTCCGGTCTTCATCTTAACGACAGCAACAAGGTTGTTTTCTGCCAAAGTCTTGATGACGTAACGAAGCGTTGGGTTATAGTCGGTGAATACTACAGTCAAAAGGGTCTCATAGAAGAGAGTTCCATTAGTGATACTTGCCGTTGGGGTCGCGGTGAAAGAAGATGTCTCTTGAATTTGCTTAAATTCATAGAAAATACCAGTTCCACCGGCAGTAATTGAGTTAATTGCCTCTCCTACAGTATTTGCCCCGGTAACGCCGATAGCTGTAACATCGTCAGAGTTTGCGAAAAATACTGTTTCGATACCTCCGATGATTTTACACGCTCCTGCGGCGTTCCTACCTGTGGTTAAATTTGAACATGCCATGTTATTACTTGATTTTTTTTAATTAGAAGTTAGCGACAGTGTACAAACCGAACAGGTGAGCAGCTCCAATCTTGTATCTTGAGATGAAACGCACTTCGTCGTTATCTCTGCTGTAGAAAATCTCAAACGAAGAGTAGTCAGACACAAGGTCAGTACCCCAGTAGATGTAACGAGTGTCGCAAAGCAGTACACAATCATTAGAGTTAATAGCATCATTGTGAGATCCAGATCCTTGGAGACCGAAGGTTCTAACAATTCTAACATTAGATCCAGGGAAGATAAATTGTCCCCCAACTAAGTTTTGTGCATCTACGAAGAAGTTGTTTTCAGCGAAGAGAGCGTCAACAAGTCTCTGGTAGTAAGCTGGACTCATAAACATAACTCTTGAATCTGAATCCAGAACATCTACGTTTTGAGCAGCGATCATGGTTTGAACAGAAGCAAGAATGTTAGTAGCATTCCAAGCGGTTGAACCGGTAGCAGCTACAATGTGGGTGTTGTCATCGTGAATATCAACAATCAGTCCATTAGCCAACGCCAAGTTGCCTGTTCCGCTAATTTTATCGCCCTGCCAGTACTGCTTAGCAATAACTTTGGCCATTGCTTTTGCTTTTTCTTCAGAAATGTACTGCTCAAATGGGACTTGGGTCAGGATAGAACCGGGGTTCAAAGCAAGCTGGGTGTACTTTGATTCCAAAGCGTATGAGTCCAAAATTTCGTTAATTTTGCACTTGTCTACGCTCAGGGTTACTTTGCCCAAAGTGGTAGAACCAGAAGCACCGAAACCAGCAGAACCAGTTTGAACGTTGAGAGTTGATTCGATAGTGTGAATATCTTCTGCTGATTTAACGCCAGGCATAACTTGGACGTAAGAAGCAGTTGGGTCGCTCAACAAAGCCTTGCTGATTAACTCCAAAGAAGTTTGGTTGGTGTAATCTGCCAACCCGCCAACGACATAATTAAAGTCGAATTGTTTTTTGTTATTTTTCATAGTTGAAATTAGATGTTTGATTTTAACGCCTTAATAGCTTGAATTCTGGCTGACAAAAGATCGGTGGGTTGATCTTCTCTGAAAGCCATTTGGGAAATAGACTGAGCTGAAGGTTCTTTTTTAAATGCTTGGAATTCAGAAGTGAAGTCTTTTTGGGACTTAACTAGTTCGTCGAGAATCGCACTCATTTCTTCCATTCTCTTTTTCATCTCCATGTTAGCCTCGGATACTTTATCCTCGACGATAGAGACAATTTGTTCTGCCAGTGCCTCTGCCATGTCGGGAGTAACATCAGAAGGGGTTTGTTCATCGATCATCTTCTTTGCCTCATCGACAATTTCTGATCTCACTTCGCCCACTGCTTCTGCAACTTCGTTCATCTCTTCAGCTACTGGTGCATTAGATTCTTTCACTTCCAAAACTTTACCTGCATCATCGGTTACGATTGATCTACCATCTGATAACACGTGCTCACCCATGGGCGCAGGCATTTGTCCATCTGCAGTAGTAACCAAAACCATTGACCCAACTTCCAGTCTTTCGGTGTCAGTCTCAATCTCAGTACCGTCGCTTAGTTGCAACTTTTCAAATTGGTACTTCTTTAGTACCTCTTTAATTTTTTGAATTACGTTCATAAAAATTAGTTTTTTTTATCTATTGTATGTTCTTAAATATGTAGAACAATTTTTTTTCCTTTTTACACATTATCAGGAATCCTAATGTCTTGTATTCTAGATGGGCGGATCCAGTTTAATTGACCTTCGATTAAAATCCCTATATTCCCTTTGATTTTATCTTCGGTGAAAACTTGGTGCCATTCTTCATTAAGTTTGACCCATTTACCAACATAATCAAACTTTGGTTTTTTACAGTTGCACATTTTTTAGTATTGAATCTGCTTTTCTTCCTACATATTCACCGCTAGTTTCCCAGTTTCCTTCAGCATTTTGGGTGTAAATCTCGATAATATATCCTGGGTTATCGGGAGTACCACTAACCTCGAAATCTCTTCCTGGAACTCGCTTAGCACCTTCTCGAACTATCTCTCTAATCCGACCCCGGGGATTCTGATCTGCAGTTTTCCAGGACACCTCATCGCCTACTTTAAGATCTTCTACAGCAGCAAAAGCAGATCCTTCATATTCAGAAATACACACAGCGTATCGTTGGTCTTCTCTAGGAAATTCACCCTGGAGGCTAGACATACATCTAGAAATGTAAGCATCTTTAGATTCGCCTGGTGTAACCTCGACAAATCCCATCTGACTAATTGGTTTGTATTCGTTTGCCCCTGTTGCTCCTTCCTTTACATAGTCAGGCAAACCAGTGACATCTAATTCCATTTCGACTTCCACTTGGGCCATAGCTTTTTCGTAATCGTCATGGGAAGCTCCAGGCATATAAATCAGGATCTTAAGTTCGTCATCAAAGTGACTGTGGATTTCCCCATTTAATCCTAGTTCTTTAGATCTCTTAATAGCTAATTCTGGGTTTTCGAAATAGTCCATCTCGTTTAATTCTACCAGAAACAGTATTTGGTCTAGATCTATCTTTTCTTGGGCTGATAAATTCTTATACAGTTTATTCCACTTCTTTCTAACCCCGGCGTACTTTCTTTTATATCCAGCAAATGCCTTTTCGTATTTAGTCTGGCCGAGGATAAAATCTCCCTGGACTGAAAATCCCTTGTACTTACCCTGCTTAACCTCGTCCCATACCTTATTGTCTAACACTCTCATCTTAGTCATCCAGGTACCAATGGGCAGAGCTTTAAAACCATATTTGGTAAATGCTTTGTCGTATTGATCCTCAATGATCCAAGATTCCATCAGATAGATGCCCTCGTTAAAATTATTCTTGTGATCTGTATTCTGTTTGCTTGCCTTATTGTGCTTCAGAAAAAGTTCAGCAGCTTTAGCAATGGTGGCTTTGCTAAAATACACATAGTATATTTCCCCGTCTTCCTTTCTAGGAATTCTCATTTCAGGAATCATGGCCGGGCCAACAATAATTCTTTGGTCTTCTTCCTCGAAGTAATACCGGGGTTTAGACTCCTTAGAAAAGTACATAAAGTCTCGCTCAATAGCCGGGTTGTCAACCAGAGAAATAGATTCTAAGATTGCTTCCTGATCTTCATCAATGATCAGTTCGATAATTTTATAGTTCTGTAGCATGGTCATTAAGTTAATTGGGATCTTCTTTGTAGATATTGTTCGGTGTTGATGCCTTGCTGAATATCTGAAGTGACAACATAAGCACGAGGTGGGGTTGCTAATCTTTGTTCTATTCTAGCTAATAAAGCCATCATAGCCGGATCGGAACCACCATTAGAAACCATCCCACCATTAGCAAATCTTTGGGGTGCATTATTTATCTGTTCTAAAACTGGCAGGAATTGACGGGTAGAAGCAGCATTGACTACATATTCCCCATTGCTTAATCGAGCAGCAATAGAATCTGAAGTGCCTGTGCCAGGTCCGGTTACCAATCCACCTTCGGCAAACTGAGAGCGTTGATCTATTTCTAAATCTCCCAATCCAGCCAAAGAAGCATCTGCTCCAGCAATGGCTGCTTGTCTTGCTCTATTAGCATTTGTAATTTGTAATCCCCCTAATGCGGCAATTCCCACAGATGCAATTGCACCAGCGATAGGGCCTAATTGGGCAAAAGCTTTCATAATGGCATTGGCAGTGTTAACCGCGATTTCCCCAATGGCCAAAGCAAAAGTGATGTTGGCTTGTTTTTTAGCAGCATCTGCTTGAATTCTAACCTGTTCTGCTTTTAGGGCTGCTATTTGTGCTTCACCTTGTTGCTGAACTTGCAGTCTTTGTTCTTCATTTGTAATTCCTTCTAATTGTAATTGTAAAGATCTTTCCCGAGCTGCAATCTCAACATCTAATAAAGCAACCTGTCTTTCAGCGGTGGCTGTAATGTTGTCTAGAATGGCCGAGGTTAAATCTCTGGCCAATTCGTAAAACAACAGAATGTTTTCTAATCTTTGTTGTTCCTCGTCAGCTTCTTGTTGTCTTCTTTGAGCTCGAACTTGGGCTGCTTGATCTTCGAGATCTTCTAATTTCTGTAGATAATCTGCTCTGTCAATTAGACCTTGTGCGTACTGCTGTTCAAGTAATTCTCTTTCTTTTTCAATCCTTGTCTCTTCTGCATTTAGAAGTTCGGTTTGTAACTCCCTTTCTTCCTGCAGAATATCATCTCCTAAGGATTTTAAAAATCCTTGAAATCCAACGTATCTGGTTTCTAAAAGATTTAATTTTTCGTTTAGATCCCGAACTACCCCTTGATTTTCAATATTAAGTCGGGTTAGAATTCCAGTAAACAGGGCATTAGCCGCTGCAGTATAATCAGTTTGTAATTGGGTTAAACCTGCATTTAAATTAGTAACTAAAGTGTTGATTTGGTCGTCTCTTAATCGTTCTTGTTCTTCAGTGAGATTTTCTATTTTTGCAAATTCTGCGTCTATTGCCGCTCTTCTGTCGTCAAAAGCATCTAAAGCTTGTTGATTTAATGATTGATAAATTGTATTTAAAGCTGCAATAGATTCTTCCGGACTTAATTCTTCAAATGCTCCCAGAACTAAATTAGAAATACTAAATTGAGCAATTTGAGCTTGACTCTGAATTTTTTGATTAATATTGAATAAAAATTTTGTAAGGTCACTTAAAACTTCTTTAGTTCCTTCTGGGGTAATGTAAGTATCAGTAAACGTTTCAACTGATGCAATAGTTCTAATTTGAGTAAAACTATCCGTAAAAGCTTTTTCTAAAATTTGTTGTTGCTGAATAGTAAATCTGTTAAAATCTAAAACTCTATCCGATGAAATCTGAACGAGTTCAGACTGACGATCTTGGAAAAACTTAGCAATAATTTGGGAAAAATTATCATAATTTTCAGGATCAGCTAATCTTTCAAACTGATTGGCCAAGGGTTCTAACCCATCTTTTCTTAAAGCCTTAACAATTTCGGTAATGTCTTTTGAACCACCCGAATATTTTTCTAAAATTGCTAAAGCTCTTTCTTGTTCATCTGCTAAAACTCTTAAGGCTTCAGCTGGATCTGTTTCGATAATATCCGCTAATTCCCCGAGTTCACCCTTAA